ATATGGCGAAACAGAAGGATTGAAACGGTGGCAACAGAAGCAAGAAAGATGGATGAAATCTTATAAGAAAAGTAATTTTTCAAAAATATCACAAAAACTTTTTTGGTTATTGTATGAAAAAATTAAAGGGTGTTACGATGAAATATACTTTGCTGAATTGAATGGTGGATGCGAGGATATGACAGGAAAAAATAATGAATACGTGTTGAAATTAGAAAAATCCTATTGTAGGTTAGACTTTTTCATCAAGGACTTGGGTAAGTGTATTGAGTTTGATGGTGATTATTGGCATGGTGAGAAACGTGGCAATCAAGAAAAAGATGGTAAACGAACAAAACAAATAGAAGATATGGGCATTCATGTCCTTCATGTATCAGAGCGTGATTTTAATAAAACACCAGAAATGGTTGTTGAACAATGTTTGAGGTTTATCAATGAATAATATTTGTAAAGAATATTCAAAATGTGGTGAGGGTGTTTTTATATCATCGGATAAAGGATGGATTCCGGTAGAATATGTAATGAAAACAGTACCTTTTGAAAAGTATATTGTTCTGTTTGAATCCGGTAATGAATTAGAATGTGCTGACAGACATGCTCTAATCAATAAAAATCATAATACCATAACTGCAGACGAATTGAAAATAGGTGATGAAATTATTTGTGAATATGGGATAGATAAGGTATTTGATGTATTTGCTACTGGTCAGTATGAGGAAATGTATGATGTTAGCTTGAAGGATTATCATCATTATTATGCTAATGGTATATTGTCACACAACTCGACATTTCTAGCGAATTTATGTGCCAGACAAGTAATGATGGGTAAAAATATTGTATTGGCTTCATTGGAAATGTCAGAGGATGCCTTTTCACAGAGATTTGATTCCATCTTTTCTTTATTAGACATCAATAGAATTTATAGAGAAAAGTCTATGAAACTAAAACTTATCAAGAAATTGGGTGAGTTAAAAGCACAAGAGGGTCGTGGAAATCTATATATCAAACAATATCCCACAGGAAAAGCAACTGTGGATGACTATAGAAGATATATAAGAGAGTTAAGAATACGTGGTATTGTTATACATGAGTTTGTGTGTGATTATCTTAATTTGATGAAATCACAATACAAGACTAAAGGTGATATGTATAGTGATGTGAAGAATATATCAGAGGAATTGAGAGCGATGTCGTATGAGTTCAAGATTCCAGTTGTATCAGTCAGTCAGTTGAATAGAGAGGGTATGAATATTACATTTGATGAGGTTGATTTTACATATATTTCAGAGAGTATTGGTGTGGCTGCTACAGCGGATTTTGTGGCTATATTTGGTTCTGGTGAGGATAAAGCAGTATATGAAAGTGAATTGTTTTACAAGATAGTTAAAAATCGTCTTGGAGGCAGGGTTGGTGTCGTTGATAAATTTTATTTTGACCAACGTAACTTAAAGATGTATGATAGCTCAGAAGTTGACCAATGGATGGAAGATGCCACAATATCCAATGATACTCGAAAAATGGCAGAAGTCCAAGCAGACCCTGTTCAACAAAGTAGGGGTAGAAGGTCTAGAAGATAAAGATAATGAAAGGAGAAACATGGGAGAAGGATTAAGAGTAAAAATTGATGAAAGTGGTAATGTTGTTATATCAATAAATGATGAAACGGAAACATTGAACGCAAATCAAGTCACCTCTCTGATTGATGTATTGATGTGTGCTCAGAAGGATGCAAAAGATTTATTACAACTTCAGAAACAAAAAGAAACATTACTGAAGATGTACAACACAAAAGGTAGGACAATAAACGATAAGGGGTGATATATGAGTTTAATAGGACAAAAAGAACTGGATGAATTGAAAGATTACGCCGAACTGTGTAATGATGAAATGGGAGAAGCGTGTGAATTATTGCTCCAGATATATGGATATGGTGATTATTTGAGTGAGGACTTCAATGATGCTGTTGAGGGTGAGATACTCAATGTTTTACATTTTTTCAAGCAAAATTATGTGATTGAGATTAGAGAAATGCCTCCAATGCCTCCGATGAAAACAAGGGAATTGGTTGAAAGAGAAAAATCAGAGGAAGAATAATGCTACAAGTATTACGTTGTGATAGGTGTCTGAATTTTATAAGGGATGATAATACTGTTGCTTATCTTCCTAATGTTCCAGAGGGAAGTTGTTTTGATTATGTATATTTTTGCTGGCAGTGTTGGGATAAAATGTCATCAGAAGAAAGGAAAGAACTGGATGAAAATAGTTTCATACCACCTCATGTTATGGAATTGGTGGATGTGGAAAAATAAATATTTAGGAGGATGGAAAAATGTTAAAATTAGTTAGCCCAAAAGAAGTACATGAATATGCAAAAGAAAAAGGTTGGTGGGATAATGAAAGGAATATTCCAGAATTGTTATGTCTTGTTCATTCAGAGATTTCAGAAGCATTAGAAGCATATAGAAATAATGTTAAAGAAGGAGAGCCCCATAGTGTTGGTGAAGAACTTGCTGATGCAGTCATAAGAATATGGGATATGTGTGAATATCTCGGTATTGATATAGTTGATGAGATAAACAAGAAACATAAAATCAATCTACAACGACCTTATAGGCATGGGGGTAAACTCTGCTAGTGAAATATAAACCAATATATGTTCAAATCAAGCGAATAACAGATGAGAATATGTGGTATAAGAAAAAGAAGAATCATGTTTTTGAGGTCAGAGAAGATGAAAATCAACCAGATATGTATTTTTTGACACCAAAAGCATTGAAACATTTGAAAAAGGCAAAACATCTTCAAATGGGTATATGGAAAGAAGATTGTGAGATAGTAGATGATTGTACAAGAGAACCATTTACAATTGTTCAGCCAAAATATAAAGAAAGTCATATAGACAGATTATGTTGTGAATTATGTATTGCAGTAAAAGAAAATGAAAGAAAAGGGAGAAAATGAAAATATATTTAGGTGATAATATAGAGGTATTAAAAACAATACCTGATAATTCAGTTGATGCTATTGTAACAGACCCGCCTTACGGTCTTAGCTTCATGGGTAAGAAGTGGGATTATGACGTACCTAGCGTTGAAATATGGCGTGAATGTTATAGGGTCTTAAAGCCTGGTGGTCACTTGCTTTCGTTTGCTGGTACGAGGACACAGCACAGAATGGCGGTTAATATAGAGGACGCAGGGTTTGAGATAAGAGATATGATTGCGTGGGTTTATGGGTCGGGCTTTCCGAAATCGCTCAACGTGGGGAAAAGCGTCAATCAACTTGAAACAAATGAGTGGTCAAAGATAGGCAAAGCGCTTGACAATATAGACCAGAAGAGTATAATGGATGTATGGAAAACAAATGCAAAACCTGCGGGAATACAATTATCAAAGAGCCTAACAGAAGTTGGAAGCAATACTCCAAAAAAGTTTTTTGTTCCAGACATTGCTGTTCTATTCACCAATCAAAAAAACGAACCGTTAAATGCGATAATTGCGGAATTGAAATCTTGCGGTCTAAATCCCATATCAGAGGAAAGCATAATTATTGTTCAAGAAAGTGCAGAACAGAAAACAGAACTATCACCAAGCCATGCGAGATATGCGGTAAAGTTATCACAAAGCCAAAAAGCCAAACACTTCAACATTTTTACTGCTCAATGCAATGTCAAGGAATGGCTAAAAGAAAACATAATGGTCAATCACAGGGCAGGCGAAGCCCTGAAGACCTTGCGTGGAAACAAGAAATACTCAAACGAGGAAATTACAAATGTGCTATGTGCGGAACTGACCGACATCTTGAAGCTCACCATATTAAATCAATCAAAGACTTTCCAGAACTTAGACACGAACCAGAAAACGGAATGTGCGTCTGCCATCAATGTCATTATTACGGAATACACGGCGGAAAACCTAATCTCAAACACGGTAGATATTCTAAAAAGCAAGGCAGTGGATAAGTTACAGGGGAATGAGAGGGAAATATTTAAAGTTAATCCATTTCCAGACGGTGGAATTAGAAAAAAATTTGGAGTTAGAAATGACAATATTTATCAACGTGGAGATAGTGGAAAATTAACAGATACCGACAATGGATTAATAGAAATCACCAAAGGCACTTCCGAATTTGAAGGTTGGGGAACAGCTTTAAAGCCTGCCCTTGAACCCATTACCGTTGCCCGTAAACCTATTGAGAAGGGGTTATCGGTTGCCGAGAACTGCTTAAAATGGGGAACGGGCGGGATAAATATTGACGGGTGTCGGGTGGAATTGAATGGCGAAAACCCACCGTCAGGAAGTGCCAAAAGAGTTTTCACTTCAAATCAATTTACCGAAGAAAAAGTTTATGGTGAAAATAAAGTAACATCCCCACAAGGCCGTTTCCCTGCCAACCTAATCCACGACGGTTCGCAAGAAGTGTTAGAGCTGTTTCCGAATAGTAAGTCAACAAATTCAATTAGACATAATAATAAAACCATAGGTGGCAATGGCAAATATCAAGGTGGAGTAGGTATGGACACATTCGGTCATGCAGACTCCGGTTCAGCC